TCTCATCACCTGAAAATTTAGAGTATTTAGAAAAAAATAATTTGATTAGGGATAATTCTATTTTTGAGGATAAGATGTATAATACTTTGTATCCATATTTAGGGTGGAGTAAAGATCCTCTTATTAAAAATTTATTTTCACCGTATTGCTCATTTGTATATCATTTAAATTATTATAGAATACTAAAAGATTTACTTTTAGAATTAAAAATTCTATCCAATTTATGTAGAAGTGTAGGGATTAATTTTGAGTATTTGTTTTTTACCAACGATTATGATACTCACTTTAAAAACGATTCGGAATTAAATTCAGAACATATTAAGTTTGGGGAATACAATTCGATTGAAACTTATTTAAGGAAAACCGATAAGACCAATTACTTTGTTTCTAGAGTAGATAAGCATTTAAATGATGAAGGAAATAATTGGTATCTAAAATTTTTATTAGAGCGTTATGATTTCTGAAATAGATAAGCAATATGTTAAAACTAAAATCGATGAGGTTTTAGGCGGCGGTAGAAATTTGGGTAAAGATGAAATCCAATACTATTGCCCTTTTTGTTCACATCATAAACCTAAATTGCAAGTTAATTTAGAATCACAAAAGTGGAGATGTTGGGTATGTGATTCAAAGGGTAAGAAGGTATATACACTTCTTCGTAAATTACAAGTTGATAGAGAGGTAATAGTAAAAGTTAATACTATTTACAACGAAGCCAACATTGGAGGAGATATAAAAGATGAAGAACAAATTGAACTTAAATTACCTTCCGAATACAAAACTATTTTAGATAATCAGCATATTATAGAATATAAAGTAGCTTATAATTATTTAAAGAAGAGGGGAATAAGTGATAATGACATTCTTAAACATCGAATAGGTTATTGTGATAGTGGGTTGTATAAGGGTAGGGTTATTATACCATCATACGATTCCGATAGTAGATTAAATTTCTTTATCGCAAGAAGTATTTACCCAAATGAAAATATGAAATATAAAAATCCTCCTGTATCAAAAAATATAATAGGATTTGAATCAACTATTAATTGGGATATGCCTATTACACTTTGTGAAGGTGCATTTGATGCGATTGCTATAAAAAGAAATGCAGTCCCTATTTTTGGTAAAACACTCCCAAAACTATTAAGTGATAAAATACTTACAAAGAAACCATCAGTTAATATCGTATTAGATACCGATGCAATGGGAGATGCTGTGAGGCATTATCAATACCTTACTAATAATGGAATTGATTGTAAGATAATAACCTTAAATGGTAAAGACCCTTCGGAAATGGGGTTTATCGAAGTAACAAAACAAATTGAAACCAATACAACTTCATCTTTTGAAGATTTAATAAAACTAAAATTATCATTATAATATGGATTCGAACACAACATACAAAATTGGATTATTTACAATATTGATTATAGGAATCATTGCGATTGGGATGAGTATGAATCATACTAAAGTAAACATAACAAAAGCAGAGGAAAGTTATCTAACATCATTACAAAAAAGAGATTCGTTACAAAATGTAATTGATTCTTTACAAATGGAAATATTTTCAATAGAAGATGGATTTGATAATAAAGAACACCGATATGAAAGTGTTTTATTTGAATATGAATTTGGTATTTCTTATTTAAAAGATTACCACCCAAAAGCATACAAAGATTTTCATAGAATTATTGGGCATAAAGAAAATTATTCGCATGAAATTGAAAGAGAAAATCATAAAAGACTAAAATCATATGAATAATTTAGATAAACAATACCAACAACTCCTTACTGATATAGGGGCTCTTAATGGAACAATTAAAACTGATAGAACCGAAACTGGAACACTTTCAGTTTTTGGTAGGCAGATTCGCCACAAAATGAGTGAAGGGTTTCCATTATTAACTACAAAGAAAATGGCATGGAAGGTTATGGTGACAGAACTCTTATGGTTTTTAAGAGGAGATACTAACATCAAATTCCTTTTGGATTACGATTGCCACATTTGGGATGGTGATGCATATAAGAACTACGCTTGGAAAACTTCACTTGACCCCAAGTATCAATTAACTAAAGAAGAGTTTATTAAACAAATCAAAACCGATGAAGAGTTTGCTAAGAAGTGGGGTGAGTTAGGCCCAATCTATGGTAAACAATGGAGACAATGGAAAGGTGACACATGGGTAGAAGGTAATACTGACGGTACTGAAGGTTTCTATTTACAATCCGAACACATAGACCAAATCCAAAATCTAATCAACGAACTCAAAACAAATCCTGATAGTAGACGGTTGATGGTATCTGCTTGGAATGTGGGTGCATTAGATGCAATGGTTTTGCCACCTTGTCATTATGGATTTCAATGTTGGACAAGAGAGAAAGATGGTAAGCGATATCTTTCATTAATGTGGAATCAAAGAAGTGTAGATACATTTTTAGGATTACCATTCAACATTGCATCTTATGGGTTATTATTGGAGATTATTGCAAAAGAAGTGAATATGATACCCGATGAATTGATTGGTAACTTAGGGGATACCCATTTATACTTAAATCACATTGAGCAAGCAAAAGAGCAACTACATAGAACTCCATTTGGATTACCAACATTAAAAATAGCAGAGCATGTTAAACGAGCGGAAGGTGATTGTTTACCTATGTACAAAGTAGAAGATTTCGTAATAGAAAATTACGAATCCCACCCTATAATTAAAGCACCATTAAGTAATTAGAATGTTAATTCATATAACACCTGACGAATTAGAAGAAGAGTTTAGAAATAGTTGGAAAATGGGTTTTATTTCTCAGCCATCTATCGATTATGCGGATAATGCAATTTGGGCCGTATTCGAAGGAAAATTGGTAATTATATTTAGATTTAAAGATTATGGATTTATTACCGATAATAGAAGAAATACTTATGATGTTTCAGCGGGTAAAGCCGGTATAACAATTAAAATAAAAAGAAGTGGCCTTTAAACCAATTAAAATAGATAAAAATTGGGGATATGAATTATGGATACATAACGATTCCCAATACTGCGGAAAATTATTAGTTTTCCCAAATGAAGGTAATAGATTTTCAATGCACTATCATATGATTAAAAATGAAACTTGGTATGTTCAAAAGGGAGCATTTGAGTTTCATTGGATAGATACTGATGAGGCTAAATTACACAAAGAAATTCTAAATGTTGGAGAATGTGTTTATATAGATAGGGGTAAACCACATCAATTAATTGCTTTAGAACCAGAATCAATAGTATTTGAAGTATCAACTCAACACTTTGATGATGATAGTTACCGAATTTACCGAAATGCGCCAAACGATTTAATATGACATATATAACAGCACATCTTTCAAAATTAGAAGATTTGAAAAAAGAATTAGAGAGAGATCCCGATAAGATTAGAATATACGCAAAATATATGGGATACGAAGGCCCATCTGAATCAATTGATTATTTAGAAGTAAAATTAAAAGAGTATTCTGAATCAAAGAATTCCAATAAATAATTTGGATATATCCCATTTTTTTCGTAATTTAGTGGTATGAGTTGTAGTATAATCTCAAAGGATAAAAAACTCTAAAATTACTGAAATGACAAAAGAAAATTTTTTACTTGAATTGGGTAAATCAAATTTTGATTATTCGGTTTCAACCTTTATGATGTTTAAGGAATTAAATGGAAATGGAGTAGGAGCGGGTAAAATGTTTGAAAACATCCTCGAATGGCATATTAATGATAATGTAAATGGATGGTTTTCGTTAAAACTTAATTTAACAAATAGTGATTGGTGCGTGCATGATGTAATAGTATCACCAAATTCTGATATAGTTAATAATTTTAGTGAGTTCATTAAAATAAAATTAGAAGTTGAAAAGCAAGAATCTGATCACTCTAAAAGATTAGATTTATTACATAAATTACTTAATTCCAAATGGGGTTTTGTAATTGGCCTTAGCGCTAAAACTTATAAAGAACTATATATTCAATTGACAACTTCACATGAACCTAGACAAATTCTAGATGATAATAAAGAGGATGTAATAAATGGTAAGTTTGATTTAGAAAATTTTTTGAACAAATTATCAGATAAAACAAATGAATTCCAACTTATATTAGGATTGAATACATTTGAAAATGGTAAATATAGATTGACTAATTTAGATTTAGGTAAATTAAAAAATGTTGTAAAATCAATAACATTTGAACAATTAAAAAAACACACCCGATTCTTCCTAAATGATTCTAATGGAAATAAGATTATTGACTTTAAATATGGAGGAAAAACTGCAAATCCTTTTCAAAGAGGTGTTTGGGTTTATAACAAACAGGGAAAAAACTCATTTTCAGGCTTAATGGTTTTTGATTCGGTTTTAGAAGGAAGTTATGTTTATAATGGAGATTCTAATGCATGGTGGTCTCAATTTAAAAACTTATTCACACAGCCTAATTAAAACATGAATTCATTTAAAACAATAAGATATAGTGGTGGTAAATCTAAAATACTACCAAAAATTACACAAATAATAAATCATCTAAATGTAAAAACAGCATTAGATGGGTTTTCTGGCTCCGGTACCGTATCCAATTATTTTAAATCTATTGGATTCCAAACAACTTCGAATGATTTAGCACCATATTCGAAAGTATTATCTGAAACATTTTTATTAGCAGGTAATAATAAAAGGGAATTAAATGAAATAATTCAGCATTTAAATTCTCTTAATCCAACTGATGGCTGGTTTACTGATAACTATGGTGGTGAATTTAACAATGGAAGTACTATTCAACCCGATGGAACTAAAAGACCTTTTTATATTGATGTTACTCGTAAATTAGATTCTATAAGAGAGGAAATTGATAAATTATATCCAACCGATTGTATAGATAAATCAGTATTACTAACTTCACTTCTAATTGCATTAGATTCGAAGTGTAATGATATGGGCCATCAGGTTTCTTATTTAAAAGATTGGACGAGTTCATCTCTTAGGCCTCTACACTTGGAACTTCCATATTGGAAAGTTGATGATTTAAATCATAAAGTATATAATAAAAATGTTTTTGATATAAACGATTCTTTTGATTTAGTTTATTTTGATCCTCCATATGGGACTGCTAATCAACAAACTAAAACTACGAGAGTAAGATATTTTTCATATTATCACCTATGGACTACCGTAGTAAAGAATGATAAGCCTAATCTATTTGGCGTATCTAATAGAAGAGAAGATGTTTCATCTGATAAAAAAGAGGGAGCAATTTCAGATTTTGAGCATTTAAAAGATGATGTGGTTATTGAATCATTTAATAGATTATTAGACTTTGATTCCAAATATACGCTTATATCATACTCAAATCGTAGTAAAATTTCAATACCTGATTTAGTAGATTTGATAAAAAATAAACATAACATAATTGATATATTTGAATTTGACCATAAAGAAAATTCTCAGGCTAATTCTACCATAAATTCAAAATACAAAATAAACTATTCCGAAAATAATAAAGAGTATTTAATTCTATCAGAACCTAAATAATTCATTTATTTTTCGTATCTTTGCAACAAGAAATATACTATGATTAAATTAGATAACATTAAATACATCTATCATTTGGCCGATTTACATATTCGTAATCTAAAAAGGCATAAAGAGTATAGAGAGGTATTAAATAAGTTTTTAGCTGATGTGGATTCCCAAAATTTAGAGGATTCTATAATCTATTTAGCAGGTGATATAGCCCACGCTAAAACTGAAATGTCTCCTGAATTAGTAAGGGAAATCACTTGGTTCTTTACTGAATGTGCTAAGAGAAGACCTACATTTGTTATTACGGGAAATCATGATTGTAATCTAAACAATAAAGACCGTTTAGATGTTCTAACTCCTATATGTGATAATCTTTCACTCCCAAATTTAGTTTATTTAAGAGATACTGGTGTATATCAAATCACCGATGATATAACTTTTACTGTTTATTCGATTTTGGATAAGAAAGAAAATTGGCCGAAAGGAGTTGATGTAAATGGTAATAAGAAAATTTGTTTCTTCCACGGGCCCGTTGATGCGGCAAAAACCGATATTGGTTATGTTGTATCTTCTCACAATTTCACACCTGATATGTTTGATGGGTTTGATATGGTATTGATGGGGGATATACACAAAAGACAAGTTGTTCAACAAAGAGATAGAGCAAATGGTAAACCAATAGTAGTTTACGCCGGATCCGTAGTTCAACAAAATCATGGAGAGTATTTAGAGAATCATGGATACCTTCTTTGGAATGTCGATACTGAAACATTTGAAGAATTTAACATTCACAATGATTATGGTTACCTAACGATTGATGTTATAAACGGTGTGATTCCTCAATGGGTAAGAAACGAGATTGGAACTAAATTACCTAAACAACCGCGTTTAAGAGTTCGTTTTTCTGATACCGAAGTTAGTGATATAAAATTAGTATCAGCTGAATTACAACAAATGTTTAAGGTAAATGAAATTACAATTACCAAACAAGATACTCTTAATTCATTAAAATCAAAAAACCGAAACGCTAGAAACTTAGCGGGTAATGTTAAAGACCCGAATGTTCAGAATGGATTGATTAGAGAGTATTTGGAAAGGCAGTTTTTATTAGATGATAAAACATTAGATAAAATTGTTGAGATAAATAATAATGTAAATCTAAAAATTACTCACGAAGAAACTGATAATATACTATGGATTCCTAAAACATTTGAATTCAGTAATATGTTTTCATATGGTGAAGGGAACAAAATAAACTTTGAAAATGCAAGGGGTATAATAGGATTATTTGCACCAAACACACAAGGTAAATCATCTCTTTTCGATTCACTCTCATTTTGTATTTTTGATAAGTGTAGTAGAGCATTTAAGGCTACCCATATTATGAATAATCAAAAAGATACATTCAATTGTAAGTTTAATTTTGAAATTGATGGCGTAGATTATTACATTGAAAGAGAAGCTCATACTACAAAAGGTGGGAATGTAAAAGTGAATGTAAACTTTTATAGAATTGTAGATGGAATTGAGGAATCTTTGAATGGTGAAGAAAGAAGAGATACAAACGATATAATCCGAAAGTATTTAGGAACTTATGAAGATTTTGTAATGACATCACTTTCGTTACAAGGTAATAACGCATTGTTCATAGATAAATCACAATCGGAAAGAAAAGATATTTTAGCACAATACATCGGTGTAAATGTATTTGATAAATTATTCGATGTAGTAAATGAAGATAATAAAGAAGCGGCTATCCTATTAAAGAATTTTAAGAAAGATGACTTCTCACAAAGATTGGCGGAATTAGAAACGATTATTAATGATGGTCAATCTCAATTTGATTTACTTCAATCTGAAAAAGAAGATTTGGAATTAGATAAAACTGAAGTAGAAAAAACTTTATCAAATTTAGAATCACAGATTATCCAAACTACAATCACATTAGATTTAGATGTTGAAACAAATAAATTAAATTCACTAACATCTTCATTAGAATCTCATATTGATAAGTTAGAAAAAATGGATACCCAACTTATTCAGGCAGAAGAGATAGTATTACAATTAGTTGAGCAAGAAAAAGTATTATCTAATTTTACAATAGGAGATAGTAGTGTTGATATAGAATATGCATACTCTGATTATGCAACAAAAAAAGATGATTTAGTTAAAGCTGAAAAAGTTCATTCGAGTGCTAAGATTTATTTAGATGGTGCAATAGAAAAAATCAAACATTTAGATAATCATAAATACGACCCGAATTGTGAGTTTTGTTGTGATAATGCATTTGTAAAAGATGCAATGAATGCAAAAACTTCTTTACCTCAATTAGAAAGTATTGTTGACGAGGCATTATCTGATGTGTTGAGTATTAGACAAACTTTGGAAATACTAAATGGAATAGAAGAAGCATATAAAACATATCAGACAAAACATAAAGAGATAAATGATTCCAAAACATTAGTTAGTCGAATCAAAGAACAGATCTCAAAAACAAAATTAGATATAAGGGATTGTGAAGATAGTATAAAGGTTGCTACTTCAAACATCGATGAGTATCATAAGAACAAAGAACAAATCGAAACTAATAAACAACTTCGAAAGAATATTAATGATACTAAAGAAATTGTTGATGGTATTAAGAGGGAGTTAAAAAGAAAAAGTGATACGATTCTTCATATAAATACCAACATATCCAAAGCGAGGCAAGAAAAGACTACAATAGAAGAAAACATCGCGAAGATAAAAGAATTAGAAGAAACCAACAAATTATACGAATACTATTTAGATGCGGTGAAAAGAGATGGTATTTCTTATGAGTTGATTTCTAAAACACTCCCATCTATTGAAGGTGAGATTAATAACATCTTAGGTCAAATAGTAGAGTTCAGTATGAATCTACAAATGGATGGTAAGAATGTAAATGCTTATATCAATTATGGAGATAGTAGAAAGTGGCCGTTGGAAATGTGTAGTGGTATGGAGAAGTTTATTAGTGGATTAGCAATTAGAGTTGCTTTAATTAACATTTGTAATCTTCCTCGACCAAACTTTTTAGTTATTGATGAAGGATTTGGAACATTAGATAGTGAGAATTTACAATCACTATTTATGGCATTTGCTTATCTAAAAACTCAATTTGAATTTGTGATTGTAATTTCACATATTGATTCTATGAGAGATGTGGTGGATACTCTTTTAGAAATTAAGAAAGATAGCGGGTTTAGTTCCGTTAAGTTTTGATTCTTTCCGCCGGTAGTATATTTCTAACTTTTGAGGTGGTTCGTATTTTTTCTTTAATTAGATTAGATACGAACCTACTCATTTTTAGACCTCTCTCATCGCAATAATCTTTTAATACGGTATGAACCTCTTTTGGGAGTTGTAACATCGCATATCTATCGGATTTCTTTATCATTCTTTAGATTTCTTTAGTATTTACTTATATAAATACATATAAAGAATATTTATTTCTGAATACTGAATTAAAATGTCTAGAATAAAGAAAACTTCTCCACTACAAAATTTATCCAACTTTCAAACTTTTATAGTTGATAATAACCCCCTTTCACAATATTTTAAAATTTCTGAATTAGGAGATTTATTTACTGCGGGAAAAAATGGATTTCTAATAGAGGGTTCTACATTTCTAAAACCATCAACTGAAATCAAAATTGAAGTTTTAGATACCGAAGGTAATCCATTATTTGTTCAACCTGGTGAAGGTATACCCGAATACTATGAAGGTTTATCAAAATTAATAGGAGTTTATGTTTATGAAGATACACCAATTGGAATAGGTAAAATAACTATTTTGGGTGAATTGGATAAGTATTTGGATGAAAATGGATTTATTCAACCTATACCGGAAGATTGGGAAGGAATCTATAATATAAAATGGGAAAGGGATATAAAAATTAATAAAAATATTCCTAACGAAACGAGAGTAAGATTTGTAAGAAGACCGGAAGTAATAATTGAAGAATTAAATGAAAGTTTTTATTCTAGAAATTTAGTAAATGCAACTCAAAATGATGGATTGGTAAGAGGTGTGGCTTTAACACCATCGGAAGGAACTACATTAAGAGGATATAGAGGGGGAATAAGATACTTAATTCAAAAGCAAAGCGGAGTATTTGCAGATGGTGGAACTTATATATCAGTAACAGGAACTAATATACAAAATGCTGAAATAGTAGAATACCTTAATAACACATCAGTAATAGTGGCGACACCGTTTACTTCATCTGATGGATTGGTATCAAATTTTAGTGGTAAAAATTATTCTCTTTCATATCAATATAATCAAAATCCCGTCGCATCATCTATATTAGGTTCATTCGGTAGATTTGAAATAAACCATCTTCAAACTTTTGTTGGGGATGTTGAAAGAATTAAAGTATTTAAAAAATCAAGAGCCTCGAATGTTGATTACGAAGTTATACAAGATACGAGAGTAGAACCATCGGAACTATTAACAACTATTATATCCGGTTCTGCAATAGATGTAGGCCATTTTAGCCAATCATATGAGAATGGACAAAGTTGGAATGCATTTTGGGCTACACAAAGTAATGCGGGTAATATTTTAGATTCATCAAAAATTTATAGAGCTGTAAAGTTAAGAAACAATCGTTTATCAACAAATTTGGGTGATGATATAAGATTAGAAAGTGGTAGTGAATATGCATTAGAATTTTACAATTATTACGATACATCATCTAATGATACAAACGATACATTAAAGGTTTATTTAACTAGCACTCTTCGAAGTGGAAGTGGTATTTCAAATTATTATGTAACTCAAAGTTTGGCAACATTTACCGGTTCAAATGAATTTAGAGGAGCAAATAAAAGGATATTTAATTTTGTCCCACCTATAACCGATAATTGGACAATAAATTTTGAAGCAAGTAATACAACCGCAAATTCTTATTGGCATGTTGGTAGTGTGAGTTTAAAAGCATCACATGAATTAGGATTTTCACCAGATGAATTTAGTTTTATAATTCCGGTGGATAGAGATTTAGAGAGAGAAACATTTGATTTTAAATTTGAGTTTTTCGATATAAATAACAACTATGTTCCCATTGTAGTAACAAGCGCTAAAACATTTCAAAGTGGTAACATTGGATTAATTGATAAAAATATTACAATAGATGTAGATAAACAATTTTTTAATTTCTCATCTAGTTTATACCCATTACCTCTTTCTCAATCTATTAATATAGTAGGAACTAAAAATCGAATTTTAGGAAATCTTACTTTGACTAGACAAGTGTTTGACACCGGAGGATTTGTTATTTCAGAATCAGTTTATGGGGGTGCAGCAAATTATCCAGGTGAATTTACATATTATCACGAAGATTTATATAGTTTTTCCGCCTCATTAGATGTTACAAAATTCACAGGTTCTCTTCATAATTTACCTACACAAAGTGGTGATACAATAGTTGATAGAATTACCTATACATTAGAAGAAACCGAATCAACTCAGCCATTTATAAAAAGATTTACAATAGGTAGATTAGTGGCAGGGGCAAGTGGACAAGATGGAACTGATTCAAAGGGTTTATTTGTAAGTTCTAATACAAATCAATTTTTTTATAAAGCTACAAATTTAAGTTTAAACCCAGTTGGCCAAACAATTTTAATTCAAGCTAAAAGGCAAAATTTGGAATCATTGGTAGCTCCTATTGAAGTGAACTCATCTAGTTTAGCACCTGCTTTGGCAATAGTGGGAACAATTGATGGTGTAACTACATATAGTTTAGTTGGTAGCTCGTATCCGTATTCATTAGGAGAGGTAACATATGCATTTACTGGTTCTGATAATTTAGGAGTAGAGTATTCTGATTTTGTAAAAATTTCACCTGTAAAAGTTTTAGATGGGTTTTCGGTAATTGCAACAAATGAAAATACATCATTTCCCGCTCTTTCAACTGGCGCAATATCAGGAAGTTTAAATGCTAGTAGTGGTTCATTGTTAGTAAAAGTTGGAAATGAAGTAATAAGTTATTCATCACTATTTGTTACTAATTCATATAGCGCTAGTATATCTTCATCTACATCCGCAGGGGTTGCCGCTAATTTTAATGGTATTAATTATTCATTATCTTCTTTATCAGTAGATAGTGGTTCTTTGGTATTAGATGTAAAATATAAAGATGGTGGGGGAACAATAATAAGTTCATCCAAAGAAATTACATATTCTAAAGTAAAAAAGGCAGCGCCTGTCATATCATTTGATATTGTTAATTCAAATCAAAGCACTGATGCTACATCAACTGGTATTCAAATTGGAACTTTTGTACCGGTGACAATGAGTATATCTGATACATATGATGGGGTTACCACAAGAAGATTAGCAACTTCATTAAATCCCACATCGATTCCGAATGGAGCCGTTATATTTGGAAAAACCGTATCAAATGAATTCATAACGGCATCGTTAGCAAATGGGTTTGATTCAGCTGATTTAGTTTTGAACGGAAGTGTTTTAGATTCAGAAGGATCTAGTAGAAATATTTCAGGTAGTATTTCGTTATCAAAAGTAAAAAAAGCAGCACCTGTTTTGGAAATCATTACCACAAATGCTGCACAATCGGTATCAGCAAAATCCACCGGAGAACAAATTGATACATTTACAAATTCAAGTGTAATTGTTAGGCAAACATATAATGGTGTAACATCATCATTAACTATAAATTCTATAACCGCATCATCATCCGATATTTCTAATATAGTAGCAAGTTCTGGTTCTGCTAGTAGTACAATAACTTTGGCTGGAAGAACATTGGGTAATGGAGTAAATTCAACCGTAATTACCCTAACTGCAAGAGTTACTGATAGTGAGGGTACGAATAGAATTCTTAATGATACAATAACTTTATCAAAAGTTAAAAAAGCTCAACCTTCAATTACATTCACAATAACACCACAGGCTCAGACAGTTGCTGCAAATAGTGCGGGAACTCTTACTGGTACAATTGTTGATCCGGTTTTGAGTGCATTTGAGGGTTCATCTACATTAACTTATAATCAAGGAACATTAACTACATCTCAATATAAAATAACAAATGTTACCGGAGTGACCGTTGCTAATACAACACCATCAACTTCTACAATTGATGTGACAGGAATTTCATCCGATGATAATACGGGAATTGTAAGTATTTCGTTTGTAGATTCAGAAGGAACATCTGGTACATCAACTATAAAATTCTTAATATCGAAAGCCAAAACGGGTGCAACGGGAGAACAAGGCCCATCGGGTTCAAATGGTACAAATGGTACAAATGGATTAAGAACTGCAACCGGAATAATTTATTATCAATTATCAGCGGGATCTGCACCATCTACACCCGGAGCAACTTCATTTACATTTAGTACCGGAAACTTTAGTGGTTTAACATCGAATTGGGCAAAGGGTGCACCAACATTCGCTGCCGGAAATAGTAACAAATATTGGTATTCAACATATACTGCGGTGGAATCATCTGCAGGAAGTGATGTATCTTCTACACCATCATTTAGTACACCTGTTCAGGCAATCGGATTTAGTGGATTGGTAACGTTTACTGCTGCAAATACTTTAGAAGATGGTACAAATGTAATTAACCATATACCATCGGGTTCTATTACAAATCATATTGGTGGTGCAAATGTAACAACTATTCATGGTGGTAAGATTTCAACGGGAGTTATAACATCGACTGGATATACATTAGGAAGTGGTGAAACTTTGGCCATCGGAGGTTATACTGTAAATGGAACTATTTTTAATTTAGATAATGGTTCTTTAAGAAGTAGAAACTTTTTTATTAGTTCTTCGGGAGATGCATTTTTTAAAGGAAAATTAGCAGCTGCTGGTGGTACATTTAGTGGAGAGTTAGTTGCAGCAAGTGGATACTTTAGTGGTTCTATTGCAGCTACCGATGGATATATTGGAAGTTGGGTATTGACCGGTCCAACTTTATACGGAACTGCGAATAATAAAAAGGTTCAATTATCAGCAACTGTACCATCAGTAGAACTTTATAGTGGAAATAGTTTAGTGGTTGATATAAATGCTAATAATGGTTTATCACCGAAATCTGTTAGTTTTAGTGGATTTAATTTATCTTCAATCGGACAATCAGCTGGATTTACCGCTTACACATATAACAATCAAATAGGAACTGAATATTATAGAGAAAATACTGGTGATTTAACAGGTGGAAGTACTTCATTTACTATATCTGCGGGTGATGCTAATATTGGAAGAACATGTACGATAACTGCAAATGTAGGTGGAGCTACTCCGAATCGATTTGAAGTTAGCGGAGATGATGGACAAATTCCAGCCACATATCTAGAATATCAAAAATTTTACTATGAATATGGGTTTAGATTAACAACACCAGATGGAGATGTATATAGTACTGTTTCTTATAATGGTAGTCAAGTAACGAATACAATAGGCACTAGTATCATTACTCATACTATGTCAGGAGGAACGTTATCAACAACCGTTGTATTAAAACAAGGGTTTTATTCACTTACACCTGTTATAAAAGGAGTTTATGGCGCAGGAGTAATGAGTCAATTTAATCCTCCGGCTTATTTTTATATGGATATTAATACTCCATCTCTTTCATCTATTGAGGCAGCTATTCCCGTTTCAAAAACTGAATTGGCAGCCGGAGGATTTCAAGTTGTATTTAGTAATACCCGATATTTTGAAGTACAAAGAGCCAATAATGCAGATTTTGTTGCTGTTGGAGGAGGATTAACCGCAACTGGAAACATAACTGCATTCTCATCTGATAGAAGATTGAAAAATAATATAGAATTGTTATCCAATCCATTAGAAAAATTAAATAAATTATCCGGGTTTACTTATAATTGGAATGAAACTGCAAATAAATTAGCTGGATATAGTACTGATGAAAAAGTAGTTGGGATGTTTGCACAAGATGTACAAGAAGTTTTACCTGAAGCAGTAAAGATTGCACCATTTGATAATGATGGAAATGGTAATTCGAAATCTGGTGAAAATTATTTGACAATACAATACGAAAAAGTAGTTCCATTATTAGTTGAAGCAATAAAGGAATTAAAAAAAGAAATAGAAGAATTAAAAAATAAGTAATGGCGTTACCACAATCAGGACCTATTTCAATGGATCAGATGAATACCGATAGAGGTATAGCATCTGGAACTAGAATTGATCTAGATGCTGCCGCTATTGCGTATGGTATTCCTTCTACTCCACATGGAATGGATGAGTTTTATGGTAAGAGTGCAGGAGGTGCAACTCCTCCTCCTCCACCTCCACCGCCGCCACCGCCACCTCCACCGCCGCCACCGCCACCTCCACCTCCACCGGCTCTATCAATTACTCAGACAAATGTAATTTGTAGTGGAGGATCGGGTCAAGTAACTTCAACTATGGCTGGGGGCACCGGAACATATGTTAGAATTGCAAGAGATACCACTCAGGCAAATGTTGCTAATTTGGTAGCAGGTGGAATGGGTTCTGAATTTGGAGAAGCTATACCATCACCAGGTAATCCATATACTTGGATTATGATACCTGATGGTAATTGGTATTTTGCGGTTTATGATGGGACTAATACAACGGTGAATACTACCGCTGTAACGATTTCGTGCGCTGCGGCACCACCGCCACCACCGCCGCCTCCACCGCCACCACCGCCTCCACCGCCGCCACCACCATTATATTCTTTTGAGTTAGGATATGATGCTGGAAGTGATGTGAGTGCATGTAGTAACCCCACTAATACATTTTATAGTACTTGTTCGAGTTTAACAACTGGATGTGTGTTAAAGTTAGCGGGTGGAGTATTAAATGCTCCGAATGGATATTATTCAAATGGAACTACTGTTTATTATGTAGAAGGTAATGGATATATTAATTCGGTATCGGCATGTGCGGCACCACCGCCACCGCCGCCACCGCCGCCTCCGCCACCACCGGCTTATACTTCAATATATTTGGGTTATGATAATACCACTCATCAGAACTCTTGTAATGCACCACAATCGCAGTATTATATAAATGCTGCTAATTGGATGGATGCTACGCAATTATATTCGGATAATTCCGGAACAATTGCTAGTACAGGATACTATTCAGATGGTGTAAATGCCAGACAATGGACGGCCTCTAGATTTGGAGGAGGTTCGTTTGGTTCAACTGAATTATGTAATCCATTTTAAAAATAAATGATGTTTATATCAATAAATGAAAATTGGTTATCTGAAATAAATTTTGAAAAATATAAAAATTTTTCAAATACCACCAAACTTTGGGGTGAAAGAACGCATTCCAATGTTTGGTCTGGTAGAGTAATTTACAATAACCAATTTGAAAATTTAGAAAACGAAAACAAACAATTATTAGATTCTATTCGGAATAAAATTATCTTAGATTATAATTTATCTGAACAAATTTTTCCAGATTATTTAGGATTGGTTAAATGGGAAATTGGAGATTTTCAGCATCCACATGCAGATGGAGAAGAAGTTGGTAGACCTCATATATATAATTGGAGGCATTTTGGATGTGTGTATTATTTAAATGATGATTATGAAGGAGGTGAGATATACTTTCCAAACCAAAATATTGAAATTAAACCAAAATTAAATACATTAGTATTTTTTCCTGGTACTTTGGAATTTCTTCATGGTGTAAACCCAATTATAAATGGTATAAGATATACCTTAACATCTTTTTGGACATTTGATAAAACGCATTCAATGAATTATGAATAAGCATGCAATGTATATGGTATTGTGTATAGATAGAAGAAGTATGAAATATTATTCTATGCTATATTATGCACTTGAAACTTGGTCAAAATATTATAAAGGAGATTATGATGTTTTTATAAGCGTATCTTCACCTGATTTTGATTTTTGGAATAATACTTATTTTGATTTAAATATTATAAAAGATTTTCCAAATGTAACTTTTTATAAAAGTGATTTTGATAAGACAAAATATAGTGTCTATCTTCAAAAATGGTATGATATGGATAAAGTATTTTTGAAAGGATATACATCTATTTTTAACTTTGATGTAGATAGTATTTTTTATGGAGATATACGATACTTTTTTGATAAGTACAATGAGGATTACATATATTCTCTGCATGAAGGATATAATGAACATTTTTTTAAAGTGTTAGGTGAAAATGGGATACCATCTGGACAGCTTATTATACCAAATACCTCATTTAAAAAAATAGATAATTTATTTGAAAAAATATTAGATAAAACATTTGAATTAAATCAAATTGCAAAAGAAAAATTAGATGAAGATAATTATAATTGGTTCAAAGGATTATCAGAACAATATGCTGCTCAAAAAGTATTCAAAGAAAATGGTGTAAAATATTCTACTCTTTCATCACATGATGTTGGTATGGGAATAGAAGATTTTGAGATTAATTGTATAGAAGGTAAAGTATCTTATGAATTGAAAAATAAAAAAACGGTGACAGGATATATGTCTCCTAATCATTATTTATTTATACCTGATGAATATTTAGGGGAATATGATAAATTTAGAAAAAATAAATATTGTTACATATGATAAAAGTTCCAGAAAATAAATTAATCACAATATGCGAATCATCTGAATTTGAAAATTCAAATGATTTAATTATTTTTCCATTAAAAGGAAAGAACAAACGAGACTGGTTTATAAATCATGCATATTTTTGTTTACCTTTGGTAATTGGAAATCAAATGGGGTTTGGTATAAAATCTTTAAAAACTTTTTCGGTAGAATGGGATGGTGGTGATTCTCCGTCCAATACGAAAGTTGAGATTTTAGATGATGGCGATAACCCGATGTATCAGCATATAAATTCCCACTTTGGAATGGGAACCGTTACAATTCAAAATCGATTTACATTCAGAACACCTTCCGATATTAATCTTATGACAATTAATCCTCCTAATTATTGGATAGATGGTATTCAACATATGACCGGTGTTATTGAAACCGATAATCTTCGTAGAGATTTTACATTTAATTTAAAAATTACGAGAAAAAATCATAAAATTATAATTAATAAAGGAGAGTTAGTTGGATGTGTGATTCCTACTCCTAGATATTTTATAGATTCATTTTCATTAGAGAGAGGTGAAGATATTTTTACCAAAGAGCAAATAGATGAAGAACGATTAGCGATGAAAGACTTTGGTATAGAAAGAGTCACTAAAGATATAAGTAAACCGCATGGAAGTGGTAGACGTTATTTTAATGGAGAAGATGTATATGGATGTCCATTTTCAAATCATCAAAAAAAGATATAATATTTTTATATTATGATAATAATGGTTACGACCTCTGCCGGAAATCAAATAATTGGTGGAGGAGATATATGGGTTAATAATTTTATTAGAGAAGTAATCCCTACTCTTAATGAAGAAGTGCATCTCATAATTGATAACAAAAGAAGTGCTAACCATATTGAATCATCTATTCCTATACCACATACATTTCGTTTAGAGAATCCAAAAGGGACGGAAGATTTATTGGATAAGTGTGATAGAATAATTTTTCTTCATCCACCATATTCACATAGAGAATATCTTATGGAGTATCAACATAAATGGGATACCGTTTTTATTCAGGCATATGCAAAAGATATAACTGAAAGTGGGACTGATTTTAAAATGTATCCAACCAAAATAGAATTGAGTTGGCAAAATCTTCTTTTGAGAAAATGTAAAAAAAGAGTTTGGATAGGATTAAATCATTCACCTCTTTTAGATGATTTTGATTGCGAGGTTATACCAAATTATTACACATTTACCGAAGAGAGGCCGTTAGTAGAAGAGTGTTCGGAAACAATAGGGTATGCAGCCCGTTTTGAATCTCGTAAAAATCCACATTGGTTATCAAATCATTCGGCAAAAGTGCTTACTCACAAATACGATTATTACAATATATCGGAAATGTATAATTTTAAAAGATGTAAGTTTTATGAATTTGATATGAATATACATCGTAATTGGTTTGTAGATAAGAGTTGGCAGATATTTCATGGAGCTTATAAAAACGAACCATTTGGGTATTCAGTATTTGATGCCGTTAATTATGGTAAATTGCCTATATTGCATAGAGATTGGGGGGTAGAGTGTGATTATGAATATAGAGTTGAAACAAAAGAGGATTTTGATGATTTAGTAGATGAGTTGATACAAACACCCTATGAAAAAAAGGTAAAAGAATGTAACAAATTAAAACAATATATGTTACAATTTTCGGATA